GGGATCAAGCTGCATCGGAGAGAGAGTCTCTTCCACGATCAACTCAAGGACCTCGCCCATCGGGGCCCTGACCACGACATAGGAGTCGAGGTGGAAGACCTTCATGCCACCCTCAGCGGGCATCATGAGCAGGCTATTACCGGCAACGATGAGGTGCTGGATGCCTTCAAAGATCGAGTTGCGGATACTGCCCGATTCGATCTCGGACATGATCTCCTTCTCGTACTTAGCGAGGCCCTCTTCGACCTCCGTCCGGAGCCCCGGGTTGGTCTCTTCCATCTTGTCGAGTAGCGCTTGAGCGACGACGAAACGACAGAAGGGGTTCCCCGGAGGGAGGATCGCCAGGAGGATCTTGGCTGAGAGATTGTTGACCCCGCGAGAGCCGATGGACTGCCAGGGCTCGTAGAGTTCAGAGGTACTGCCGAAGCCCTCAGGGGGCACTAAGGAGGGCTTGGTGAGTTTGGCCGCTTTACGGGCCCGCTTGAGGAACGGTAAACGGATCTCTGCGAGTTCGTTGTAGCGGGCCTCTAAGGACAGGGCCGGGCTATACAAAGCGTCAACAGAGTCCCGAGCTTCCACCTGAGTGGAGGAAGCGTGCTTCTTCTTGGTTGCCATGTGGACTTACCCCTGTGGGACGTTCAGTCCGGAGACACCATTGGTGAGTGGGATGCGTAGGGAGTTGAGACCTCTGCGCTTAGCGGCGACCCCGAGGCGGCCCTTGACGGTGGGGTCAATGACGGGAGCCAGGGCGGTCTCTTGGGGCGGTGGGGGTGGCAGAGGAGTGGGGGCCACATGGGGGATCTTGGGCTTGGATACGCACATAGCGGGATTCACTCTTCGTCTTCGTCGTCTTGAGAGGGGTGCTGCTGGTCCTCGAACTGGAGGCGCAGCCAGCGGATCAGGTCACGCTTGCCACCGTAGAACATCAGCTGGTCCATGGTCTGCCCCGGCTCAGCACAGGCCTCGGGGTAGCGCTTCTCTAAGGCCTCTAAGAGGTCCTGGGGGACCAACGGGAGAGCCTTGGGGGAGGGCATAGTGGTACCTTAATAATAGCAACCGGGCGGGGGATACCGTAGGGGTAGTAGTGGGGGATAATTAGTCGAAAAAAATTAATCCCCAAGTTGGTGGTCCTTGGGGATCTGCTATTACGCCACTACTTTAAGTATATCTAATGTCTTATCCCGGAGTTCTGCCAATGTTCCATCATTCAGGATGGTGGCATCCCAGGGGTGGTCGTTCAGGAGGCCCTCTGAGGGGTGATTATTGGTCGCTTGGACCCCTGGGCGGACCACTTTGACCATGATAGCCCCCAGGTCCTTCAGCTCGATGAACTCGTTGGGGAACCGGAGGTCATCAATCACTACCTTATGGCCACTGTTGAGAAGCCTGCGAGTCCTGGCGAGGGCAATCTCGATCCAGATGGAGGGGCGGATGAAGGTGCGCCCCCAGTCGGTCCCCAGGGTCTGCATGAGGGAGCGTGGGGTGACCCCTGGGAGGCCCGGGATGGGGGCTTCCTTGCGGTTCCCCTCGACCATCCCTTCGATCACGTTGGGGGCTATCCCAAGGTCCCTCAAGAAGACCCGGATCATGTCCTTCAAGGTCCCCGCGAGCTTGACGGTCATGAAGCCGTGGTCGTGGAGGGTCCGCGTGACGGTGGTCTTACCGTGGCCCATGGTGGGACTGTAGAGGGCGATGAGGTTGGGGTTCATCCCTTAGCCCCCTTCACAGAAATTAGGTTCTCTAAGGCTTTGGCTCGTCGAATCCGCTCCAGCTCGTTGCACTCTTCACCAATAACCTGATAGGCGATCTTAAGGTCGGCTTTACAACAAGAGCAAAGATCTAGGTTCTCGCAGTCTTCCTCTGTTTGCACTATCATGCTCTCAATTTGGAACCCCCGAGGATATGTCGTTCCACAAACGTCACACGTGGTGCTCATGGCTTCACCTCTTGTGCTCGCTTGGCAGCCCTACGCTGGCTACTCGTGATCCGCTTCGGAGCATTCCTGCCCCGGTGCGGCATGAGCCCAGACTTCTGGAACGTGTAGTTCAGGTAGGCCTGGACCCGACAGATGGCCTCAATGGCCACCTGCGGGGTGTACTTCCCGACGAATTGTAGGAGCTGCATAGGTCAGTTCCTCTCCACCATCTCAGCGTCCAACTTACTGAGCTTGATGATGCCCCAGATGTCGGCCAGTTTGTGGGTCAAGGAGAAGACCAGGTCGGGGGAGATCTTCGCACCCATGTGGTGGTTCTCGTTGTCGATGAAGCCTTGGAGAGAGGCTTCGACCTGGCCGTTAGCCTTACGGGTGACCGTGAGGGTGACTGAGGTGGGCTCATTGATGTCCCGGGGTTCGTATCTCATGACTCCACCTCGTACTCTTGGTTGATTTCGACACAGGCTATGCGGTTCCCAATACTGCGAGCCATAGCGTCCGCTTCACGCTTGGTTGGCCACAATGAGACAGAGCTACAATCCCGGTAAACATTGGCCCAGCCCTTGAGGACCCGCTTCTCACAGACGTTGACGAGGTCGTGGGAACTTTCTTCACCTAAGTAATATTCTCCTTTAGAGGTCCACATTTGGACCTCCCAAACCCCTTCAATCCCCTCTATTGATCCGTGGATTGGGTATTCACCACCTCCATCCCGACAATAGATGCGAACCCCTTTCCCGTCACGAGTCTGGAGTGGTTGACTAAAATTAATCACGCGACTGCTTTCTTGGTATTGGGTGGGTTCCACAGAATTGGTTTCCTATTTGTAAATGAATAATCTTCTGACCTGCAAATCCTGGCGACCCTGGCTTGCACCAGAGCGTCAGCTTCAGTCAGCCCTTTGGCCTCGAAGGCTTTCACCACCAGCTCCCAGCGGTTCTGATCGGGGTGCTTCTTGGTGAGGACCTTCTCGGCCTTCGTCTTGCCGATCCCAGGGCAGCCTGAGTAGTTATCCACCGGGTCACCGATGAGGGTCTGGCGCAGGTGATTGAGGTCGGCCTCTTCCAAGGAGATTTCGATGACTCCCTGCTGGGTCTTCATGGGGTTGAACAAGTACCCCGGGATGCTCTTCATGTCCTTGTCGATGGAGACGATGACGCGGTCTCCGGAGAGGAGCCGGGTGTCACCCATCGTTGCCAAGATGCCCATGCAGTCGTCGGCTTCGAGGCCGGGACGTTGGACCACCTCGTGGGACTCGTGGAGGTACTTGCGGACTTCAGCCAACAGAGCCGGCTTGAGGACGCCCTTCCGGTTGGCCTTATAGGTGGGAAGGATGTCCTTCCGGAAGTTCTGGCTATCGGTCAGGCAGATGATGACCCGGATGGCTCCGAGCATCTTCTTGAGCGAGCTGATGTACTGGTCGATCTGGGTCTTGGCCTCGTCCATGTTGGTGGACTTGGTGATCACATCGTCGCCCCAGTCGATGGAGACTTCGTTCCGGCAGGCGATCTGGTAGGCCACGATGTCGCCGTCCAGGAGGATGGTTCTCATCGGTGACCCACGGGGATGATCATGTGGATGGCCACCACACCGGCCGCGATGGCGGTCACAGCGGTGAGGAGGGCGGCTCCGACAAGGACGATGATGGTGCGTGTGACAGGTCTCATGAGAGAATCCTTAGGAAAGAGACGAGGAGGTGGATGCCCCAGAGGACCAAGAAGACCACAACGACCATCACCACAGGCCACCCGGGGTTGGGCGGGAGTGGTGCTGAGAAAAGGTGTCGTCTCATCGGGAGTAAAACCTTTCGATGGGAGTTGGTGGAGGTACGGGGATGGGGGCGTGTCGGCGGACGGAGAAGCGGACCACCATGGTGAGGACTCCGACTGCTAGCGTGACGCCGGCAATCAGGATCAGGTCCGTGGGGGTGAAGCGTTTCTGGTAGCCCCAGTCGTGATCGAAGGTGCTCATGTGTGCACCCCCTGCTGGGGTTCCAGGAGTGGATGGAGTTCGTCTTCGGGGATCTGTCGGTCCAGCTCAGCGACGTAGCCAAAGAACCGGCACTCGTGAATGGTCTGGCCCCCGCTGTACCCCACGGGGTTGAACGAGGGATGCGACCAGCGGACCGTCACCAGCTTGCCGACATAGGGGGCAAAGGCGGGGTAGACCACCTTGGGCCGGTAGATGCGCAGCTCGGTCTTCGAGTTAGAGGTCTTCATGAGTAAGACCTCCGAACTTCTTGGCCCGCTGCTGGTGCCGCGACAGCTCAAAGCACAGCCCGTAGGCCATGATCGGGAGCGACGCAGCGATGAGGAAGAGACCCCAGTAGATGGCGACGATGCAGCGCAGGGTCTTCCAGAGATGACGTAGAGTGGCGGTCATATGACTACGTCCTGTGGTCAGTTGGTGGGGAGATGGTGGGTGACGAACCAGTGAGCCACGTTGCCGGTGATCGCGTAGGCGATCCCGATGTTGGCTGCGAGGCCTTGGACGCTTTGGATGCGGGCATCAATGCCGATGAGCTGGCCGGATTCGGTGAAGAGGCCACCACCGGAGTCACCGGGGTTGACCGAGGCATCGGTGACCACGAAGGAGCCATCGGCGATGATGAAATCCGTTGAGGCGATCACCCCTCGGCGCACCAAGCGAGCGAGGTCGTAGGGGTAGCCAATGGCGAAGACCGAGTCCCCCGGCTGGAGGAGGTCACTGTCGCCCCAGGTGGTGACGTGCTTCATCTCGCGGCCCACTTGGATGAGGGCGAGGTCGAGGTCGGGGTCGTGAGCGACCACGGTGGCGACGGCGTGGATGTGGTCCCACTCGACGACCACCCGGTCGGCACCATTAACGACGTGCCAGCAGGTGAGGATGTAGCCGCGCCGATCGACGATCACCCCAGAGCCGCTGCCATCGGGGACCAGAGAGCCGCTCTCGTCGTCGACCACTTGGGTGCGGATTTCAACGACCGAGGAGGTGGCCTGCTGAAGGGGCGTTTTGGGGGTGGGAAGGTGGAGGATGAGGAGCGTGGGGAGGGCGATGAAGAGGAGGGCTGCCCAAATGCTGAGGGCGACAGTTCTCCAAAGACCTTTTTTGAGGTTGAACATGAGGGACTCCGAGGTTGTTTGTTTGGTTAATTAACGGGTGGTCAGAAGACGCTTAAAATATTCACCAACTTGAATGATCTGGTCTGGTGTGGCATTCTGTTTTATGCAGTTTGCCAGCTTGCTAATTACAATGACGTTCCCCCGAACATACCCCAATTGGGGGATTATTCTGTCTAGTTGGGGTGACCCGTTGTGGATAATCTTGATGCCCCGAACCAATGGAATACCAAGAACTGGGCAGGTATTTGGGATAACTATATCTTCTGGTTTCAAATTAAATGGTATCCCCTTTCTTTTAGCGCGGCCCTTGGCCCTTTGGACCATTGCCACCTCCGGATTTTCCCTGAATAATTTTTCATCTCGCCTTACCCCGCGGAGATAACATTTATCTTTATCAGAAAATCTATACTGGCACCTTTTGCACCAAGACTGAAGTTTTAATCGCGTGTGGGGATGCTTTCCAAAACTTGAATAAGGCAGAAAAGTAGCACAGCGACTACACTTCTTAGTGCGTCCCTGCCCAGTCTCCTCCGATTTTGTACTCTCCGGTGAGGGGACAGAGGCACTTGAAGTACTCTCCAGCTCGCGTGATGGATTCGACTGCTGTTGTTCCAACGACATCTGCTATCTCTTTCTGTGCGCTGATCTGCCATTCGTCGTGGACCATGGCACAGAACCCGAAGTGGGTGCCGTGCTGGAACCCCTTCGAGAGCAGAGATGAGTAGAGGAACCACGTCGCCTTTTTGAGGACGATCGCTTCGAAGCTCTGAAGCAACGAGCCCAGAGCCAAGTGAGCCGAACCAACGGGACATATCCGACCATCCAATCCAGTGATGGACCCAGACTCAGCAACACGCTGGGCAATGCGGTCCTTGAGGTGCTTAAAGGCTGGGAGGTTCTTCAAGAAACGATCCTGAAGTTCCCGTCCTTCCTTTGCACCCTTGCCAATGATCTGGCCGGTCTTCGCTGCCCCGGCCCCAAGAAGCCAACTGTAGATAAACGTCTTGGCCATGTCTCGGGTTGGCAGACCAGCAGCCTTCTGGTTGGCCGTGTGGACATCACCCGTAGTCACGAGCTTGACGTACTCACCACCATCCCAGCGGTGTAGGTAGTGAGCCAAGGCCCTCAGCTGGATGCCCGACGCATCTGCACCCACCAGGACGTGTCCCGGGTTGGGGATGAACAAGCTGCGGCTCTCTTTGCCGTAGGGTTTATCCACGGCGGTGACCTGCCCCATGTTGGGTTTACTATGAGAGCAACGGCTCGTCACGGTGCCCATGGGATTGATCTGGCCGTGGATGCGTCCCTTCTTCACCAGCTTGAGCCACCCGTTATCGCCCTCAGCGAGCATCCCAAGGCGCTTCTCGATCATAAAGTATTCGAGGAGGCTCTTAGCTTCCGGGAAGACCATCTGTTCCAGCACCGACTCATCGATCTGGGGCTTGCCCCCATCAGTGTACTGCTTGGGTTTCCACCCGTACTTCTCGACGAAGACTCTGGCGACGTGGTCACGGGAGCCCGGGTTGAAGGACGTGTGTTTGGTCTTGAGAGACCCTGGCTTCAGAATGATCTCATTCATCTTTCGGCCCAACGCCTTGACCTTGGGCTTAATCAAAGTGACCAAAGCTGACTTAGTCGGAGCATGCCATCCTTTGGTTGGATCATCTCCGAAGTAGGCACGCCAGTTCTCAGGCTGCTTCATGTCCTCAGTCCACCCCGGGAAGATCACCTGAAGCTCCCTCTCCAGCTCCAACCGCCGCTGCCCCAGTCGAGCATGCAGTTCATGCGCCTTCTTCTCATCAAATGCGAACCCATGTTGTTCCATCAAGAACATCACATAGGCGAAGTCGTGCTCCAACTGGATGGCTTCTTCGCTGTAGTTCTTGCTGAGGATCTTCTCGTAGAGCTTGTGGGTGACCTCGATGTCCTGGACACAATAGTCGAGCATCTCTTGGGAGAACGTCTCCCACCCGCCCTTATAGTCGCCCTTATGGCACCCAAGCCTCCAGCCCCAGGCTTCCAAGGAGTGGCGTCCCGTGAGCTGTTTCGGGAAGTCCTTCACCTTGGCCTTGGAGTCCAGCTCCATCATATTGGGCCATATCAAGCGGGACATTACCAGGGTATCACGAATGGTACCCTTGGGGTTGAACCACGGGTAGAGCTTCTGGATCGCTGGGATGTCGAACTTGGTAATATTTGCACCCACGATCAGGTCAGCCACTTCAAGCATGTTTACGGCGGACGTTAGCCCACTATCCCGAGGGCTGATGGTGGTGCTCTCGTGGAACGTAAACACACGGCCTGAGTCCAAGTCCTTGCAGACGATGCAGTGGATCTTCGTCAGCTCGTCTAAGAGTCCGTCCGATTCCAGGTCGAATAGGTAGCGGCTCATTCTGATTCCACTAACTCAAGTTGAAGCTCTTTGCTTATATGACGAAGGCGGCGGTGAACTAACTGGTGATAAGAACAACTCATTGCATTCCCTACCTCAGCCGCCTTGTCCATCAGTTCCTCTTCCTGGGTTAAATACTTTTGTAGTACTTCTCGGACTCGGTCGGGATTCATGGCGTATCCTTAGGTGGGTATTTAAATCGGAGGTAGGGATTCGGGTCTTCGAGACGAAGATAAATCAAAAGCGCATACTTAGACTCGTGACAATGGAAACCACATTCGATACAACACATTTCGGCCGTGGTATCCCAGAGAACCCACGACACTGGAGTTTCCCCGAAACAGCACGGACACTTCTTCCCGTACTTCACAGGTCCAGGTCCTTCTTGACCAGCTCCCACGGAATCGCTCCACCAGTCACGATCCGGCCCTGGTAGACCAAGGGGTAGCCCACGTACTTGGTCTCCAAGCGCTGGTAGCGCTTCACGGATCGCCAGTAGTCCTTGGTGTCCCGGCAGCGGACCAGCGTGAAGGTCTTGTCGTGGCGGTCCCGGTCGTAGGCCTCAGTAAAGTGAAAGTCCGTTCCATTGAACCCAGCTTGACACAGCCCGAAGTCGTGCCGCTCCAGGATCTCCAAGGGGGTCCGCTTCTCTTTCATCACGAGGATCTGGATGGGGGTGGTCCCTGCGTCTTCCCAGAACTCGTGGACACAGACCACGTTCTCGAAGCTCAGGTAGTTGGCCACCTGCTCGGGGACGGCGAGGCGGTGCTGGAAGCCATCCATGGCCAGCTTCAAGCTGCGCAGGTACCCTGGGCGATCAAAGATCACCACGTCGATGTCCTTGATCAGGTGGGGCTTGTTGTTGTCGATGTCACGGATGGCACCACCAACGCAGATGGCTTCGGGAAAGCCGTTGGTTTGGAGACGAAACAGAATGTCCCTGATGAAACTCTGGATGAGAGGTTCCATACGTGGTCCTTTAGTTGTTGGGTTGGTTACTTAGAAAGCGTCTTCTTTTGCGTCGTCTTCCGGCGCCACTGCATCGGTCTCATGCAGCCGCGCTGTTGCGGCATCGTACATGAGGCATCCGGCTAATCCCGTCTGGCCACTAAAGCGGTTCTTGAGGACCCGCAGGGTGGTCACATTGGCCTTGCTCTTGGACTGCTGATTGCGCTCCAAGCCGATGACCATATTGGAGAGCTGGCCAATCGAGGCAGAGCCCCGGAGCTGCCCGAGGGTGGTGTGAGCGCCCTCCTCATGGCCCTTCCCTTCGGGGCGCTTGAGGTGGCTGACCAGAATCATCCCCACCCCGGTCTCTTCGACCAAGGAGCGGAGGCTGGTCATGAGGTTGTCGATGATCCTGCGCTCATCCCCATCATCACGGCCCGACACAACAATAGAGAGATGGTCAAGAACGATCCAGCCACAACCACAGCCATGAGCGAGGTAGCGTATGCGTGATATGAGATTACTAGATTCAAGGCTCCCAAAGTGATCGAACAAGTAGCAACGGCCTGAACCAACAGTAGCGTCGAAAGCAGTTTTAAACTGTTCATCGGAGACACCGTCCTTGCTGATGTGGAGTGGTTTGTTGAGTTCGATGCCGA